TTGATGAATTGCGTAATCAAGTTAAACAAAAATCTATTCGTATTAAAATTAATAAAGATGCTATAAATTGGTTAATTACTAATGGATTTGATAGCAAAATGGGTGCAAGACCTTTGAACAGAATTATTGATAAAGAAATTAAACGTGATCTTGCTAAATTAATGTTATTTGGTGACTTGCAATCTGGTGGAGTATTATCCATTACCGTTAAAAATGATAAATTGCAATTACAACCAGTTGCAAAGAAATTTAAAATAGCTGACACAGTTGAAATATAAAAGTTAGTTATGCTAATAAAAACCGTATGTTATTTATAACATGCGGTTTTTTTATGGTTATTAAAATAGTAAAAATCGCTAAATACGTAATAACCCCTAACTTGAGAGTAGAATATGCGTATAACTGAACTTTTAGAAAGTAATGATTTTAATGATCTAGCTTTTATTAAACACACAGCTGATGGTAGAGAAATAGATTTTGATATTCCTGAAGACTTAATTTTTTTCATGCATGACGATGATGATACTTATAGAAAACAACTACATCCAATAATTACTAAGTGTATAGATCTAATTAGTGCCAATCGTAAGACAAATCATTCGTTTTTTGAACCAGCAGTGAAAAATAGTTACCATGCATATATTAAAAAATTTCCTATCCGTGAATTACCAGATGAGTTGGAATCATCTATGGTTAGTGATATATGTAAAAAAATTCATGATGACGTATGCAAACATATTTCATCTGGAAAATATGAGGATTAAAAAATGCAAAAACTAAATGAAGGAATCAGTTTTGAAACAACTGTAAATTCTATAACTGCTAGAATTGGAACTCCAATAACACAGCTGTATCATACTCTTACCTCAATGTCATCTCAGTATTTTGAAAAACATCATAAAATTAGAAATTTTGGTATGGTATCAGGAAGTACTGGAAGTAGATGGTTTCAAACGTTTTATGAAAATAAATTACAAAGCGATTTATATGACTTAGTTAAATATTCACCAAAAAATGCAGTATATTTGCATGAATTCTTATCTACATACCCATCATCATTTAAAGAAGTATCTGATTCATTACCAGAAATTTTAATTGAACTAAGTGATAAAATAAAAACACCAAGCATTAAAAGAAATGCAATACGATGGGCACAAGAACGCAATTTGTATAAAACACATATTGAAAACTTAAAAGAAGAAGAATCTAAATTAAATCAAGATTTAGAGCAAGAAAGAAGCAGTGAAAAATCAATAAATGATAGAATTACTGGACAACAAAATTCTCAAGTTGAAGAAATTATTAGCAGTGTTTTAAAACGTCTACCAGTTAAAGTGGCTGGTGAAATTAGACATGCAATTGCTAGAAAAGATGACAAATTACAAGCATTACAACGTGAATTATCTAATAGAAAAATTAACTTACATGAAACAGTTTTATTTGATATAGTAAAAGCAATGGATGAAATAACAACTAGTATTAGACTAAGCGAGAATATTTTAAATCATTCAGTAAATGTTAAGCACATGGATTCACGATTGTTAGAACTAGAAGCTGCAATGATTGATATGGATGAAATGATGTCCGAAAGTAAATTTAGAAAAACAGAAACTAATGCAGTTCCTAATATGAGAAAACATGATGGATTGGATAATAGCAGTCCATATGCTCCATGGAGATTTGGTATTGCTATGGCAGGATCTCCTGAATTTAACATGGATAAAACAGGGCCTACTGGACAAAAATTAGTTACTATCGCATATACTGATGCTGATGCTGAAATTATTAAAGCTACTGAGAAGTTTATGGGTTCAAAAGGAACTGATGTTACTACTAAAGGTAGTAAAGAAACTGATGGAACTAATGTAAAAAGTTCATTACCAACATTTAAAAAAAGTAAGGCAGGTATATAATGAAACAATATAGAATCACAACTGGAAATATTTCAATGAATGACGATGATGATTGTTATCTAGCACCAGATGATATTATTCATGAGTTAAAAATTCAAAGTTATCTAGATGGGTTAGGAGCAAAAGAAAGACTCGCAGAATATCGCATGAATAATAATCCAATGCATGTTAGTAACAATCGAATTAGTAAAATTAATCAAGATAAAATCCCACCTTTTATGTACCAAGGAAATAAAAAATGAAAATATATGAAATTTTAGCTGAAGATCCAGAAGAATATACCAAAGAAGATACTCGCCTAGATTCTAAATGCTGGAAAGGTTATAAAAAACAAGGCACTAAGATGAAAGGTGATACGCGTGTTAATAACTGTGTTAAAGTGAGTGAAGATGCAACAGCAGGTGCAACTAGTGCTGCAAATATTGCAACTGTAGTTAATCCACATATTGCTATAGGTAAAGCCATTGGTAAAAAATCATATACTGGCACACCAGGGAAATCAGGTACTAAAGCGCCTAAACCTCCTATAGTTAAACAACCAAAAAATTCAGACGGTACTGCTAAGAATGGGTTAGATAGTAATAACTTATTTGGCGGGCCGTCAGCAACAATAAAAAGATAAATATACTAATACAACGGAGATCGTCATGGAACGTAAATTAAATGAATTCGCTATTTTAGCACCGCAAGAAGAAGATAATGTTATCGGCTTAGGTCATACAGAAGATGATAATGAGGGTGCAATGGCAAAAGCTGATTTATACAAATTAGCTACTTATAGTTTTAAATTATTTAAAAAATTAGAAGATAATGACCAATTAGAATCTTGGGTACAAGCCAAAATTACTAAAGCTGCTGATTATATTGCATCAGTATATCATTACATTGAATATGAGAAAAAATTCAGTGAATATGGTGATCATTTAGAAAATAGTGACATTTACTCCGAGAGTCAAAAAGCAGCGTTAAAAAATAAATTAATGGAAGCAAAAGCTAAAATTAAAGAATTAAAAATTACAGAAGCTAAAAAAAATAAATCAGACGATGCTCCTAAAATTAATAATTTTGTTGCTAAAAATGCCCCAACAGCTGGTGCAGGTGCTCATAAAGATAAAAAACAAGCAGCTAAACGCGGTGACGAAAAACACAAAAAAACTAATTATGACTTAGGTGAATCAACCCTTACAAAAGGTTCTAGAAAAATTGCATCGTTTGATGATAATTCTGGTGGTACTGCAGAAGTTCGCGCTGAAGGGCCTGGTAATGGCTTTACAGTACACATCTACAAAGATGGTAAACATTTAGGACCAAAAAATGTATCACGTTTTGACGATAAAAAAGAAGCTATTGCTCATGCTAAACACGAAGTTGGTATGGATATGGGTATTGATGAAGCTACAAACGTAATAGATAGAAAAGGTAATGTTTTAGGAAGATGGGATGGTAAAAAACATTGGTTCACACCACATTCTGATGAACACGAAGAAGGTGAAACAATCCCAAGAGGATCGTTAATCGACCATTCTTCAAAAAGTTTTCCACATACAATAATTAATAAAAAGAAAGAACGCGAAATAGCTGAAACTGGGCTATCAAAAGATACGTTGAAATCTTATACTAAACGTGCAACAAGAGATATTGATAATAAAGCATATCGATTGGGAAAAATGGCAGATGTGCCTGGTTCGATAGATAAATTTGGTGAATTAAATAGCAAAATTCAAAAACGTAAAAAAGGTATAGAAAAAGCAGTTGATAACTTAGAAGAATCATTGAACCGAAAAAGCAAACCTTTTAAACAAGTTTCTAAAGAAGGTAAAGAAAAAGGTGATAAAATAGCTGCTAAAAATTGGGCTAAAAAAGTTAAATTCTTTAAAGAACAATCAGAAAATATTTCTGAGTGGGAAACTGATCCTGAAGAACATAATTCAGCTGTTAAAGAATCATGGTATGACGATGTTGTAAGCGCAATAAAAGATTTAGGTGTTGAATTACCAGTACAAGAACACGAAATAGGCAGGCTTGTTGATAAATTATCAGATGAATTTAGTGATATTTTACCACATTACGTAATTGACCAAATAGTTAAAATAGCTAATTTTGAAGCAGAATACGATGCTGATGAACATGAAACTACAGATAGCTTAGAAAATCAAGCTGATGCAGAAGCAGTCTTTCGTAGAGATGCAGCAAGAGATGATAGATATGAAAGAGATTTAAATGAATCTGTTGAATTAGATGCAATCAAAATGCTGAGTGGTTTAAAATAATGGATATGAAAAAAATTCTACAGGCGATTGATAATGCTTCTACGCCTGTAGAAGCCACAAAGATAATAACTGAAAGTAATAATAGATTATCTATGGCTGAACAAATAACAATGCAGCATTATGCTAAACCATTATCTGACACAGTAAAGAAACCATCGTTATTGAAAACATATTTCAAAGAAGCTGAAGAAGATAAAATACAAAAACAAACTGAAAAACGTCAATTGATTAATCAGTATGCACGTGTTATAGCTGAAAAAGTAAGATTAAAAGAATCTTATTCAGATATAATTAGTACAGGTACTGAAAAAAATAAACCAGATGTTATTAAACTAGATGTTCCTTTATTAATTAGACTATTAGAATATGCTAGGGAAGATGCTGAAACAGATATGGATTTACATAATGTTTCTGAAAAATTAATTGAATTTAGTGCTGCAGGAAACGTACTAACTATGGATCATTATGATGCAATAGTAGGTGAACAAAAATTATTAACTAAGGATAACTAAAAATGGATTTAAAATCATTAATGCAAAAATTATCTGATATTGAAAATTCTTCTTTATTGGAAAGTATAACTTTAAAAGATGTTTCTGCTGCTATACTAGGTCAAGAACAAAACCCAGCTGGTAGATTTGCATCATTAGGACAGTTTGCAAAAACTAATAATTTACCTGGTTTATATGATCCAGTGTCTGGGAGTTTTGTTGATAATACTGGTTCTGAATCTAGTTCAGATGATAATACTGATCGTGAATTATCAAGACTGGGTTTAATACCAGCCAATGCAAAAACTTCATCTCATATGTTTGGAAATGATCATGTGTATGACGCAGCAACAAAATACAAAAGTGATCTTGCAAACCAAGCATCAGATAGAGCATCAACTCAACAAGCAGCGTTACAAGATATTTCAAGTATGATTGATCAATATAAAGCATTGAAAGATTATATTGCTAAAACAAAAAAACCAGAACCTAAACCAGCAATGGAATCTATTAAAATTTCAGATCAGTTATTAGAAAGCTTTAGGTATACTTCTGAAGATGCTACTACATCAACTGCTGGTAAAATTGCATCAAGCGTAGGTGGAAGATCATTAGCAAAAGCAGTTCCGTTTGTAGGATCTGCTATTAGTGCCAAAGATGCATATGATCGTCTTAAAAAAGGAGATATAGAAGGTGCTGGAATTGCCGCACTAGCTGGTGCCTCATATTTTATTCCTGGTATTGGGTGGGCAGTAGGAACAGGGTTGGACGTATATAATGCAACTAGAGATTTAGAAGGTGAAATACCAGAAGAACAACCAACACAACCAGTAAGTTGGCCATCAACGCGTGATGAAATAGTATCATTTCAAACTGCAAATGGTCTGACACCAGATGGACTAATTGGTGAAAAAACTTATGCAATATTAGCACAACAAGGTGCAACTCCACCACCAGAATTTCAGTTAATTCAAAATAAAGTTAATACTAATCAACCATCACTTGCAGAATCTATAAGATTGCTACAAGCTAAATTAGATATGATTAATGAAGGTGTTACTGTTGAAGAAGAGCCAATTTTAATTCAAGGTAAAGATGGTAAAAAATATGCAATGACTCCAGAAGGGTTATTTGATGAAAACGACAACCCAGTTGATCCTAATACTCTTACACCAATTGATAGTGCAGTAGCTGAAGGTGCATTAGGAGCTGCTATAGGAGCAGGAAAATTTGCTGGTAAAGCTGCGTGGGGCGGTGCTAAAAAAGATGCGGGTTGGGTTAAAGGTTTATTTGCTAAAAAACCCACACCACCAACACAACCTCAACCAATACAAAATTTATTTAAGAAAAATGCAAAACCATCATCTAGTAAATTAGGAAATGCTGCTAAAATTGGTGGCGGTATGGCAGCTGGTGCTGCATTAGATCATGTATTTAATCAAGGTGGCGATATAGAACCGATAATCGGGCCTTATGATCATAATACAACAACTAATCCATTTGCAAATAGCGAAGTTCAAAATGCTAAATTTAGAAGCGATATGGAACTAGACCAATTAAGAGCAAGAATTGAAAGTCGTTTAAAAACTGCTACTCCAGATGCTCCTCTTAAACCACAATTAGATGCATTAAAAACTAAATGGGCTGAAATTTCTAAACTATAACTATAATAACTCGGTGTGTAAAAATCACTGAACTATGGTCACTACACTAAGGCAGATTTATATCTGCCTTTTTTTTGTCTTATAATTGACATACATAACTATTTAATGTATAATGTTTATTTTAATAACCACGGAGAACAAAATGGCAGATAGAAGCTACGGCCCAGAAGAAAAATCAAAATTAGAACGGCTAATTAATGAAGGAAGTACAGTATTACATGAAATTGAAGCTTTACAAGAAGGACTTAAAGAAACTGTGAAAGCGGTTGCAGAAGAACTAAGTGTAAAACCTAGTGTTATTAATAAAGCAATAAAAATTGCACATAAAGGAAACTGGCAAGATTACAATGAAGATTGGGAAGAAGTTGAAGCTATTTTAGATATAACTAAAAAAATCTAAAAGAAAGATAGTGGCTGCTATTAATTTAGCAGTCACAATAACAAGGAGATTAAATGTCATATGTGGATGGTTTCTTTGATAGAAACGCAGATCAAATTAAAATAGTAGAACGATCTAAATCTGGTGAACGTATATTTCGAAATATACCAGTTAAGTATACTTTTTATTACAAAGATACAAAAGGTAAATATGAAAGTATTTATGGGGATAAACTAAATCGTATTGTATGTAAATCTACAAATGATTTTAGAAAAGAACAAGCAATTAATAGCGGTAAAGTATTATTTGAATCTGATACCAATCCAGTATTTGTTGCATTAGCTGAACACTATATGCATCAAGAATCACCAAATTTAAATGTCGCTTTCTGGGACATTGAAGTTGATATGCAACCATTTGCTGTTCCAAGCCAACAAATAGTAAAAATTAGAAAAAAACTAAAATAATTATTGGTATGGAGGAGCTCAAGTTAAATAGTTATAAGAGAAACTTATGAACTATGAAAAAATATATTTTAGTATAATTGAAAATTCTAAATTTAAAACAAAAGATATTGGATTAGAAAAACACCATATTCTTCCAAAAAGTTGTGGTGGTACAAATGATGAATTTAACCTCGTATACTTAACTACTCGTGAACATTTTATTTGCCATCTTTTATTAGTAAAAATGTATAAAAATAACCCGACATTTAGAAAGAAAATGATATATGCATTATGGTGGATGGCAAAAACACGATCCGGATATAATAGTTACGTAGTAACTAGTCATGCGTATGCTGAAGCAAGGAAAAGATATATTGATGAGAATCCAAACAAATGTGAAGAAAGAAAACGCCGATTTAGTGAAAATCATAAATTAGGAAAATATCAGTATGATTATAATAAAGTGAGTAATACATTAAAAAATACGTTGAGCAAACTATCTAAAGAAGAAATGCATGTTCGAATGAAAGCGTCAGTTGGACAGTGTGATCAAAAAACACGTGGTAACATGATAAGAAAAGGAAAAGGCTCACAAATGCAACTAACAAAAATGGATGGGTCAATTATTAAATTTTGGTCATATGAACAAGTAATGTTCATAACAGGGTATACATACGACCATATAAAATATAAAATAAAAAAATGCAATGGGCAATTAAATGATGGGTCAGTTGTCAAATATGTAACAAAATATACTGGGAATGATAAAAGTGCAGGAAGAAAAAGAAATAACGGTCTTTGAATTAAACCAACTACCTAATAAACATGAATATGAAGTATGGGATTCTATTAAAAAACAGTGGGTTAACATTGATGGTTGCAGATACTTAAAACCTGGTCCTGGTTATAGTTCAACTGATGACGCATTCATGCCAATTACTGCAATAGCAGTTCATCTGCAATGGTTAAACACAACTATATGTTTATCAGTGCCACCAAAATCTTTGACAATGGACCAGGCAATTGAAGAAGTCAAAGAATTTCCTAATACATTGCTTTTCAAAACTGAAAAAGAATTATTGGATACATTCTTGGATTTAATTCAAGATGCGGACGTATTATCAGGGTGGAATTGTCAAGCGTATGATGTCCCATATACCGTGCATAGAGTTGCTAAAGTTCTAAGTAAAAATGATACTAGACGATTTTGTTTATTTGATCAGCTACCAAAAAAACGTGAATATGAAAAATATGGAAAAACATCAATTACATATGATTTTATTGGACGAGTAAATATTGATAGTCTAGATTTATATAAAAAGTATACTTATGAAGAACGTCATAGTTATTCGTTAGATGCAATTGCAGAGTATGAACTTGGTGAAAAGAAAACAGAGTATGATGGCACCTTAGATCAATTATATAATAATGATTTTAAAACATTTATTCAATATAATAGACAGGATACAGACCTCCTAGCTAAATTGGATGCTAAATTAAAATTCATATATCAAACTAATTTACTAGCACATGAAAACACAGTTCTATTGCCCACAACTTTAGGCACAGTTGCAATGACTGAACAAGCTATCATCAATGAAGCGCATAGTAGGGGATTACAAGTTCCGAATAGATCAAAATTAACTAAATCTGAATCAGGTGCCGCTGGTGCATATGTAGCATATCCTAAGAAAGGTTTTCATCGGTGGATAGGTTCTTTCGATATAAACTCACTATATCCCAGTGCTATTCGCGCAGTAAATATGAGCCCTGAAACAATTGTAGGTCAGTTAAGACAGACAGCAACTGAGGCGCACATTGCTAAACTGATGGCTAAATCAGTTTCTGGTAAAAAAGGTAAAACTGCAGCACAAGCATGGGAAGGAATATTCGGAAGTTTAGAATATACGTCAGTTATGAATCAAGAATTAGGAACTGAAATAACAATTGATTGGGTTAATGGTGAAAGTGACATATTAAGTGCTGCCGAAGTTTATAAATTAATATTCAAAAGCAATCAACCTTGGATGCTAAGTGCAAATGGTACTATTTTTACTTATGAAAAAGAAGGTATCATTCCTGGATTATTAAAACGATGGTATGCAGAACGTCAAGAATTGCAGGCAAAATTAGCAATAGCAAAAGATGAAAATGATAAAATTGCTGAAGAATACTGGGACAAACGACAATTAGTTAAGAAAATTAATTTAAATGCATTATATGGCGCGTTATTAAATGAAGGATGCCGTTTCTCAGATAAACGAATTGGACAATCAACAACATTAACTGGCAGACAAATTGTTAAGCACATGAGTGCTAAAACTAATGAATTTATCACTGGTAAATATGACCATCTTGGCGCTAGTCTTATATATGGTGATACTGATAGTTGGATAGGCACAACATTGCATCAAACTAATTTTGGTGAGAAAACAGTTGAAGAGTTATTCAGTTCGTGCTCGCAATTTTGGAATGACGGGGATAAAGAGTATGCATATAATCCAGAGTTAATCGTTATGAGTTTTGACCCAGATAGGAACGAGCCATACTTAGGGCACATTAATTATATCTATCGGCATAAAGTTTCTAAAGATTTGTACGAAATCGAAGATGCGTTAGGTAATATTGTAACAGTAACTCAAGACCACTCAGTAATGATTGAACGAGCCGGAATCCTGCTAGAAGTAAAGCCGGCTGATATTCAAGAAACAGATATATTAATTTCAATTAGTCAAAAAGATTAATATAAATATAATATGACAAATTCGCTTATAACTCGAGGTTTAACGGTATCCTCGTTTAAAAAAAAATATCCAAGATTATTTAATAAGATACTCGTAAAATATGGCGGTCGGCAAAACATATTTGATGTACAGGCCGCCATATGCTTATTTTTAGACAACCAAGATAGTCCAGTTTGTGAAATATGTAATGCCCAATTAACAATAATTTCAAAATTTAGAAATTTTGAAAATGCAAAATATCGGTGTAACCTACACGTTAATACAAATAATATTATTTCTTTAGAAACATTAAAAAAACATAACATTCATAATTATGAATTAATAAATGTTCCAAAATTTCTAAGCAGTATACAGTATATTGAATTAAACTGCCAAAAACACGGAGTATTTTTTCAAATAGCAAGAAATTTTATCAAAGGCATGCGGTGTCAAAAATGTTATGGTGATACAATTATTCCACGTATTACTGTTGAAGACTGGATTGCTAGAAGCATGAAAGAACACAATAATTTCTATATATATGACAAAAGCAAGTTTATTGATATTAATAGTTCAATAGAAATTGTGTGTCCAATACATGGGTCTTTTTTACAAGTAGCAGGCGTACACATGCGTGGGCATGGATGTAAGAAATGTGGTCTTGATCAAAATGCCAAAAAAATACTGTTAACAACCCCTGAATTCATTTTAAAAGCACAAAACATTCACGGGTTAAAATATGATTATAGTCAAACTATATACAACTCGGCTCGTGAGATCGTTGATATTATATGTCAAAAACACGGAAAATTCTCACAAGTTGCATATTATCATTTAGCAGGTAATGGATGTAAACAATGTGGGATCCAATTTACTACAAATAAATCAGCTGCGGAATATGAAATTATTAATTTTTTAACAGAAATTGGTGTTGATGAAATAAATCATTCGTGGAGAGATTTAGGGTTTGAAATTGATATATATTTACCAAAGTTTAATTTAGCAATAGAATATAACGGCATTTATTGGCATTCGTCAGCTTCAAAAGAAACTGATTTTGCTAAATCAAAACAACACCTAAATAAAACAACTGTATGCGAAGAAAACGGAATACAATTATTACATATTCTAGATTTAGAATGGAAAGACGTTATAAAACAAGAAATATGGAAATCTACAATACGACATCATTTAAAAAAAGCATCTCGTAGAATATTTGCTAGACATTGTAAAATTATTTTATTATCTGGTAAAGACAGTAAAGCATTCTTTGAACAAAATCACTTACAAGGGTATGCATCTGGATCAATTCATATCGGTTTAGTTTATAACCAAGAAATTGTATCACTTGCAACATTTGGAAAATCTAGATTTAGAAAAAAAGTTGATAACTATTTCGAATTAATACGTTTTGCATCAGTAATAAACACGTCAGTGATTGGTGGATTTAGTAAAATTATTAATGAATTTAAAAAAACACATACCGGAATGTTGATTTCATATGCAAATCGCAGATGGAGCAACGGAAATGTATATAAACAATGTAATTTTACATTGACACATGTTACTGATCCGTGTTATTATTATACTGATTGTAAGAAGATCTGGCATCGTTCTTTTTTTCAAAAAAGAAACCTTGCTAACTTATTAATAAATTACAACCACAATCTTACTGAAATAGAGAATATGTATTTTAACAAATATCGAAGAATTTGGGATTGTGGACAAATAGTTTTTGAAATGCAATTAACCAATAACGAGAAAACAACACCATGACTTTAACTACATTATTTAAAACATTAATTCATTCAACAAATACTGAAGAACAAGTTCAGGTATTATCTGATATTCGAAAAAATATTTCAAAAATAAAACCAACAACGATCTCACTGCATCGTGCACCAGTTAAATCAGTTAAAAAGGTAAGACAAGCTAACAACGAGTATGTATATGATATTGGAATGAAAAACGAAAAGAAGCCTTGGTTGTTTGGTAATAATATTCTATTGCATAATTCAGTATATTTCTCAGCATATGAAACATTTAAAAAAGATATTGATGCTAAGCGGATTGACTGGAATAAAGATTCAATCATTGAATTATATGATGAAATGGCAGATATGGTTAATGAAACATTCCCGCAATTTATGTATGATGCATTTCATTGTCCAAAATCACGTGGTGAAGTTATAAAAGCTGGAAGAGAAATTGTTGGTACTACTGGATTATTCATAACTAAGAAGCGGTATGCAGTTTTAGTTTATGATAAAGATGGAAAACGTCAAGACATCAAAGGTAAAGAAGGAAAGATAAAAGCAATGGGTCTCGATCTCAGACGTAGTGATACACCTGTTTTTATTCAGAAATTTCTAAGTGAATTACTTGAAATGGTGCTAACTGATGCTACACAAGAAAAAGTTTTGGAACATATAGTTAATTTTAGGATTATTTTCAAAGAACGTCCAGGTTGGGAGAAAGGTTCTCCCAAACGAGCAAATAAAATCACGTACTATCAAGCTAAAGAAAACGACGAAGGTAAAGCTAGATTACCAGGTCATGTTAGAGCGAGTATCAATTGGAATACGTTACAACGTATGAATAGTGACAAATACTCTATGAGTATAGTAGATGGTATGAAAGTTATTGTTTGTAAGCTTAAAAACAATCCATTAGGTATAACATCAGTTGCATATCCTGTTGATGAATTAAGATTACCGCAATGGTTTAAGGAATTACCATTTGATCATGACGCTATGGAAACAATTATTATTAATAAGAAACTGGAGAATTTAATTGGCGTATTACATTGGGATTTAAGAAGTACTGAACGAACTAACATGTTTGAAAGTTTGTTTGAGTTTTAATTGACAAAAATATACAAATAATATATAATATAATTTTAATGGAGAATTACATGAAAGATTTTTTAAAGGATTTAGTTTCACATACCCACGCGTTAAGTTTTTTACCATTGGTTAAAATATCATCATCTAGTACAGAAACACTAATCGAATCTATTGCTGAAGATAGGTCAGTTATTGTTAATGCCACCACACATGTTCCAGTTTCAAATCTTGAAGGGACATTTGGTATGCCAAATCTTAACAAATTAGACATACATTTAAAATGTCCAGAGTATAAAGATGATGCAAATATTAATGTTGTAACTGATACAAAAGATGGTGAAGTAATTTGTAAAGGTTTGCATTTTAAAAATAAAGCTGGTGATTTTCAAAATGATTATCGATTTATGAAACAAGAAATCATTAATGAGAAATTAAAATCAGTTAAATTTAAAGGTGCAAATTGGGATATCACATTCGTCCCATCGTTGACAAGTATTGAAAAATTTAAATATCAACAAACTGCAAACAACGAAGAAACTGTTTTTCAAGTGTCAACTGATGCGAATAATGACTTAATATTTACGTTTGGTGATGCAAGTACACATGCTGGAAGTTTTATATTTGAAACTAATGTCAATGGAAAATTAATTAGACCATTTTCATGGCCAATATCTCAATTTCGTAGCATCTTAAATCTTTCTGGTGATATGACTATTCGTATATCAAATGCAGGTGCTCTGCAAGTTACAGTTGATAGTGGTATTGCTGAATATAATTACATATTACCAGCTCAAGTAAAATAATATGACTGAAACTGAAATATCAACTCTAATTGACATATTTGATAAAGCAATAACGTCTGATGCACCAGCAGTAACTAAGTTATTGAAGAATTTATTGTTAGTAACTAGCATTACAGAAAATAGTAACGTATCTGTTGGTCCTATACGCGCTTTGTTAAATGAGCAAGACAAGCGTATTTCTAAATTAGAAATGTATTATGAAATATCTAGGTTAAATGAAACTAATAAGTATGATCAAAATATAGGAGGGGCAGGTATCGGATATAGCATTGGATATGGCATGGGGACAGCAATTGGGCCAATTGGTACATCATCTTACATTACTGGATCAATATAATGAATACAATTTACATTTTACCAATAGAACCAATCGATCAACGCTATACTAAACAATGGTATGATATTATACCTGAAATTATTAAAGATGCATCTAGTGAATTTAATATAGTAGTAATAGATGGTGAACAAATAACCGATTCTGTCACAGCTGGTGCATTTTTAAATTTTGGTGCAACAAACATATATAAATCATCTCAAATAAGTTCACTTAGTAAGTTATTTGCTAATAATGAAATAATTTCTGGTGATAAAATTCTAATAACAGACGCATGGAATCCAGGTATAATTAATATTAAGTACATGAGTGAATTATTAGATATTCCTGTTGAAATTCATGGTATATGGCATGCTGGTGCATATGATCCAACAGATATTCTTGGTATGAAATTAGATAAAAGCTGGGTTTCTGATTTTGAACGAAGTATATTTAATTGTTGTGATTATAATTATTATGCTTCTAACTTTCATCGTGATATGTTTTTACGTAACTTGTCAATTAATGACACCACTGAAAAAGCAATTAGAAGTGGACAACCACATAATAGTATTACAAAGCAAATAACTGTAGATTTAGATACGGTTGAAAAAAACAATAATATTATCTGGCCACATAGATATAACTCAGATAAACAGCCAGAAATTGCAGAAGATATCGACACAATGTTGGGTAATGTTATAATAACAAGTAAACTTGATTTAAATAAATCAGATTATTATGAATTATTAAAAGAAAGTAAAATTATTTTTAGTTGCTCATTACATGAAAATCTTGGGATTAGTATGATGGAAGGATGTTTATCTGGTGCAATACCAATTGTGCCAGATCGTGCATCTTATTCAGAAATGTATTTACATTGCTTTAAATATCCTAGTTTATGGACTGAAAGTTTTGAAAATTATCAAATCTATAAGAACGCATTAATTAAGTTTATTACTGATAGAATTGAAAATTATGATTATTATCTTCCTAAGTTGAAAATACAAAATGAAATTCTCTTGAAAGATTACTTATCTGCTGATATAATGTTGACACATCTAACCAGGAAAAATAATGATTAAAGATTTAACCACTACGCAATCTGATTATGCGTATTTTTTACCAGCAACTAGTAGCTATTATGCAGCTTATATTGGTAAACAGCGATATGGAAATTATACTGATCCAGCCCGTATTCCTAAATCATTTGCACATGGAGTTGAAAGTCTAAATTATTTAGACCCAACTAAAGGTGAATTTTACTTTAGTCATTGTCTTTATTCAGCTGGACATGCTAAATTAGACTTAACTGACAATAGTCAAAATGATGATATGTTTCGTAATCGAGATAGAAATACTAGCTGGGTGTTGGGTGATAGTGGTGGATATCAAATAGCAAAAGGTGTTTGGCCTGCTGACTGGAAAGATCCTAATTGTCCAAAAGCTGATAAAAAACGTAGACAAGTGTTAACTTGGATGGATGCGTTAATGGATTATGGTATGGTTTTGGATATTCCATCTTGGGTTGCTAATAATCCAGAATCACGAGCAGCAACTGGCATTAATACATATGCTGATTCAGTAAATGCAACCAAAATCAATAATGATTGGTTTATTAATAACCGAAATGGTGATTGTAAATTTTTAAACGTTCTTCAAGGTGGCAATCATGCTGAAGCAGATGATTGGTATTCACATATGAAACATTATTGTGACACAACAATCTACGGTGATAGAGCATTTAATGGTTGGGCAATGGGTGGTCAAACTAAAACTGATATTCAATTATTGCTAAGACGGTTGGTTGAAATTAGACATGATGGGTTACTAGAAAAAGGTAAGCATGATTGGTTACATATTTTAGGTATTGGAAAATTAGAATGGGGTGTATTGCTTACTGATATTCAACGCGCTGTTAGAAAATATCACAATGAAAATTTTACAATAAGTTTTGACTGTGCTAGTCCATTTTTAGCAGCCGCAAATGGTCATATTTATACACATACAAATATTAATCATATGGAAGCATGGTCGTATAAAACACAAAAAGCAATTGATGATAAAAAATATTCAACTGATACTAGATTATATAAAGACGTAGCAATACAAGACGGTTATTTTGATTTTATCGAATCCAGCCCGATTTTAGAGCATTGTACAGTTTCGGATATTTGTACATATGCACCAGGTGATTTAAATAAACTGAATAAAGTTGGAAAGAATAGCTGGGACGGGTTTACATATGCAATATTACAAGGTCATAATGTATATCGTCATATAGTTTCCGTTCAAGATGCAAACAAAATGTATGATGCTGGCGTTCATCCTGCATTATTAGTTGCAAGTAAATATCATAAAAAAAGATATAGAGAATTTGAACATAATTATTTTAGAGAAATAGTAGATGCAATTTTTGAAACAAGTGATAAACATAAATCTTATGCATTAATTGAAGAGTATGCGTCATACTGGACTGAAATAGTTAGTAATCAAGGAAATAGCAGTAGAATAATCAATTCAGACACTCACTTTTATAAATTGTTTGACGAAATTGATACAACTTCTAAAATTAAAGAGTTAGATGTTTTAGAAGATGATGAAAATTTAAATATATTAGAACACACTTTTGATGAAGAGGAAGCTAATAAAATTGATATATCATAATAAAATACTGATAAATAAAATCAGTTAATAATTCGATTAACTATTTTTTTAACTTATAACAGGAATGCCGAAATGGCCAGAAATTACAAAACTTATTCGTATTTTGCTAACCGTCCCGATGTAGTAAAAGTATTT